CATCCGAAAATGACGGCACTCCTGAGAAAACAGAGTGCACTTCGTGTGATATTAACTATCCACGTACGTCTAGAATTATAATAGACGACGATAATTCTCCTTCTGTAGAGACATTACCGCGGATGGATTTTTATAAATCCTCCATATGGGACAGGCTAACCTGCCCATGTCAAGGCTGCCACTTTCGTGGTAGAATTCTTGATCATCCTGAGCATTTAAACAAGATGCTTAAAAGGTACACATATTGGTACCGTATCATGTTTCCGTCGTATAAACATGATAATCCACAAGGTGGAAAACTTTACAAAGTAAAGAGAGCCTCATTATTAAAGAGGCTTTGTCAGATAGCGAAATCTGACCCCCAAGAGTTTAAGGGAATCCTTCAAACTGTAGATGGAGTCTTAATCCAAATCTTCCTATCGGAGGATTTAGGATTCTTCCAATTGGGATCAAAACCGAATTGGGAATTTGTAGACCAAGTCACAAAATCTGTAATGTGTCTATGTATACAGAACAGAACATCTTTTACAAAAAGATGGAAGAGACAAATGAAGTCTCTTAGAAAGATGGTTTTATCAAGAACCATCCGCGACGCAAAACTAAGTGTTGACGCCTTAAAATCACTAAAGCATAAAGTGATTCAGCGAGAATTTCGCTGGTTAAACAAACTTAAGGTATTAGCTTGTTTTGGCTCTTATATGAATAATGAGCTAAATACTAGTCAGAGACGTATTTATTTACAAAGACTTGTTCATCTTTGCTCCTACCGTTCAACAGGTCTTGCGACCAAATGGATGAGGGAGGAATCTTTTGAAAAATTCAAAAGAGTTACTTCTATAGAAGAAACTGGTAAAGAAGGATATGTAAAATCCTCTGAAGTAAAATTATTAGTAAATAAACTAATAGACTTCGGTAAAATCCGAGTCAGCGATAAAGTTTTTCTTAAACATTTCGCACTCAAGCCACGTGGATTGGGTATTGAATCATTTGCAAAGATTTCAGTTACCAATTCAGGTTGTCTTGAAAACCCCGTCATAAACGGTGGCCGTAGCGGCTATTATAAACAGCTAATCAATGAGTATTTTGAAAATAAAACTCTTATTAAGGTTTATGACCTTAACTTAGGTTCTGTGATAGAAAACAGAACTGTCAAAGATTATCTCATAAATAGAGATAATGCTCCATTCGATAGTGGAGAGGAATATGGAAGCATGTACGCTTTCAATATTGGTCCTAATTTTGGACAACTGCTTTTTGACATTGCAGTTATGGACCTCTTCGAGGATAAAATACCTCGGGATGTCAACCTATCGATTATTGCTGAGGCAGGAAAAGCCCGCACGGTAGGTTCAGGCAGCTGTATGCTGTCCTTAGCAGAATATCCTTTAAGTCATATTCTGTCAGAGTTATTGAAACTCTATCCCAGTACTAAAGCTGGGATGTCCAAGTCTAATAATGCTTGGAACTTTTTTCGTGAATATACGCCCTTACGAGAAGAGTATAGGGTCATTTATGACCTTGAAACTGCCACAGACTATGGTCCATGGTCAG